TATCCAGCACCGCATCCCACATGGATTTGAATGCCCGCGCTGTCCTGTCTGCCCAGGTCTCCAGCGTGCCCATGTTTTCTTTCAGGCGACGGGTCTGCTCATCAAAGCCTTTCGTGGCAGCATCGTTCGCCGCCTGTAAGGCCCCGGCCTCATCACCCGAACGCTGCAGCTGCGCAACATACGCAATCTGCTCTGCCGTCACGTTACGGAACTGGCGCGCCATCGCCATCAGTCCCGACGTCGGGTCGGTGGTCAGTTTTCCGAAAGCCTCAGCAATCTTGTCCACTTCCACACCGGATGCGGACGCAAAACGCGCAACACTCTGGTTGATGGCATCAAACTGTTCACCACCACGCACACCGGCATTCACCAGGGCTGCCAGTGACTCACTCGCCTGGTTAAACGTCAGCCCTGCGGCCTGTCCGGCTCTGGAGAGCGTCAGCATGCGATCGGCAGTCAGTCCGGACTGATTACCGGAAAGAACCAGGGTTTTATTAAACGCTGAAAGCGTGGAATCCCCCTGGTACCAGGCATACGCCAGCGCACCTGTCGCCACCGCCAGCGAGGTGACCCCGACCATCGGCAGGGTGATCGCTCCGGCAAGCCCCCTGAACATGGGGATCATCCCGCCGAAGGCGTCCTTCACCTGACCGCCCTGTTGCAGCAGGATGAGCCAGGGATTCTGACCACCGGCAAGCTGCGTGGCGATATCCGTAAACTGTGCGGGCAGGGTTCGCATGGCCGCTTTATACTGCCCGACGGAAATCCCGGCTTTTTGTGCAGCCAGCGCCTGACGGCTCAGCCCCTGTTCAACGGCAGTGGCCTGTTTCTTAAAAGACTAGCTGACACGCCCGGCCATCAAATCCGCAAGGTCACTGGTTTCACCCAGTTCTTTCTTTACCCGTGCAGCCTCTTCAGAAAAACGGGTTGAATCCAGTGTAAGAACAGCTGTCAGATCGGCAAAATTACCCGCCATAGCGTACACCTCCTGCAATTCCCTCAGACACCATCATCAGCATGGCTTCATCCTCTGTACTGCTCCGCATGTCATCACTGACCATAACGATTTCCTTCCCGCCAGCCCCAAAGCGGACACCACCAGAAAGACCTGCAGCTTTCCGCATCAGCATATCGTCCTCATCCGGCATCTCCGTCTGCTCATCATCACGTCGGGGTGCAAGCAGACTGAAATCAGAGGGATGCATATCCGGATCGCAAAAAAACAGGCTGAGTACAGAGTACGTCAGCCCGAAAAAATGCATATCCAGCTGGGTATCGTGAAAATAATGCGTGCGGTAAAAATGTCGCCAGTCGGCATATTCGGTGGATGTCATCCCGGCAAGCATGGCGCGCCAGTCAGGCCTCCCCATCTCACGCGCCAGTCTGAGGGCAAAATTCAGCTCGCCGTCGAAGACTTTCCCGCAGAAAAATCATCATCAGTCAGCGCGTTATTTTTCGCCACTTCGGTAATATCAGTATCCGCATGAACAGGCCCGCTCATCCCGGACAGACGCAACACCACATCTTCCGCCCGGGCAATGGCATCAGCAGGCCAGGTGGTCAGGACTTCCTGCTCAATCTGCATCACGGCGTCATTCATTGACGGTGACGCCGTTTTCTGTGGATGGTTATGCCACAGAGACATCGCCACCAGAAACGCCCCGGTTCTGACAAGGTCTTCCACGCTCACCTGCAGGTTGCCGCTGGCTTCAGCCTCTTCTGCCCGCCGTTTCAGGAGGGCAAGATGCTCAATACGCTGCAGCGCAGACAGTTCGGAAAGCGTGACAGACACGCCGTTATATTCAAATTGTTCTGTTTTCAGAAACATGCTTTATCTCCCCTCTCAGCCTGCAGCGCCATCCGTGACGGTGATCTCCGCCACCGCCGCAAACTCACCGTTGCCGGTGACAACAGGGATCTGCGCTTTACCTGCCGCAACACCTTTCACCGTGATCGTGTTCCCTTTCACGGTAATGGTCGCAAAATTCTGATTCGCCGACGTGGCGCGGAAGGTTTTATCCGTCGCCCCTTCCGGCTGAACAGCCACGGTCAGGGTGATATTCTGACCTTTTGCCACATTGCCCGTTGGTGGCGTCACGGTAATACCGGTGACCGGTGTGATGTCCCCCTGATCTTCCGCCAGCGACGGACGGCCGATATTGGTGATCTTCACGGTACGGGTGATCACCTCTCTGGCGGTCACCGCTTTACCAATGGCGCTCACCCAGCCACGGAACACATCCACCGTACCGTTCGGGAAACGGATTTTGTAGGCCCGGGTCTCACTGCTGTCAAACCAGGCGATCAAATCGCGCTGCCCTTTCTCGCCGGGCTTCCAGGCCAGCGTGAAACTGGTGTCACCGGCAGATTTCTGCCCCTGCCCGGTGGATACCCAGTCCGCATCATCATCATCCAGATAGTTATCATCGTAGGATTCTGCCGTCATCTCGCCGGGTGTCAGATCCTTTATTTTTGCCAGGCGCGTCCACTCATCGTCTGACAGCGGGTTTGCATAAGCATCACCCGTGCCGGTGTACACCCATAGTGTGGTGCCGGAACCTTTCACCGGCTCAAGAGGATTTGGTATTGCCATATCGTCCTCACATCTCGTAGGTAATTTTCCACAGGAGATCTGCCGATCCCCACATCATAAACTCATCATCCCGGCGGTAGTCATACCCCTGAAGATTCATCTTCAGCAGTAACGCACTGAGGCCGGGAACCGCCTCCAGCGCAGGAAGGATTTTCTCTTCCATCCACATATCCAGTGCCGAGTCCGGCTCTTTTGCCCTGAGAAAAACTTCAATATGCAGTGTCGCCTCCCAGGCCCCCTCATCAACGAACTCGTCAGCAGCAGACGCATCAGTCAGGTAAACAGCAACAGCAGGTAGTTCCTGTTCATCAATAAAAACCGGGCGGCCGTCAAACCAGCTAACCCGCTCAGAAATATTTGCTTTCAGGGCTGACAGAACTGCCGCCCGTATTTCCCGGTGTTTCATACACCCTCCCTGTCATTTTCTTTTCAGCACCAGGCGTAACTGATGCGTCATGGCTTTCATCATCTGCACTGGTAATTTTTCCCGGTACATCCGGTCCCGTTCACGTTCAAAGGTTTCTGCCAGCGGTCCGGCAGTCGGAATTTTCACCACTTCAATCGGCAGACGGTGGCGTTTCGGCCTCCCTTTGCTGTCAGCACCGGTGGACGATGGTGCCCACGGCATACGCTGCATCACATGCCAGCGTCCGTTAGCCAGCCGGGTGATAAAGGCGTCCGGGATCCGTCTTTTCCCCACAATCAGCACGCTGCCACCGCCTTTCGTGACCGAACGCTCGCCTTTCTTTCGTCGCTTTCTGCGGGAAAGCCGCACGCTGGCCGTCCCCAGTTTTATGGCGGGCAGATTACCGGTGTTGATGATGACCTTCGCATAAACCCTGTCTGCGCTGGCCCGTTGCAGGCGGATACGCTCACGGATGAGACGGCGCTGAACCGCCAGCTCCCGGGCAACCGAAGAGGCCGTTTTCGCGATGATGGACTCCGCCACACGGTTAAGTGTCGTGGCGGCAGCCCGGGGAACGGCACGGCGGTTAATCGCATCCAGATTTTTCATGGCCTGCGCCAGACCTTTTATCGCCATACTTATTCCTGTTCGACAAAAATCCGGGGTTTACCGTTGTACGTGTCATAACGGGTCACCGTCAGTGTGCGGCCTTCAAACACAACCACATCATCGCGGGCCGGCCGGTACTGCGCTGAAAACACCACCAGTGACAACTGACTGCCGGAAAGCGCCCCCATATCCGCAGACTCATACTCCGGTATCACGTCATAACTGATGCCGTTAATCTCCGCCGTTTTCCCCATCATGCGTACGGTCGCCATGTCCATCCGGCAACACATTCGCGTAAACAGATCAGACATTGATTTTTACTGCCACAGTGGCGCTGTTTGCAGGGGCATTTTCCCAGGCTACCCCCGCGGCCACCGCACCGTCTGCAGCCAGCTGCACAACCCCGTCCTTCAGATAAACCACCGCGCCGGACTGAATATCGTCGGCAGACTGTTTGGGCAGCAGGAACACGCCTTCGGCAAAACCATCACCGGTCTCCCCGGCAGGAATATCGGTAATGGCCACTACCACCATGCTGCCAACTACCACAGCGGCACCGCTCAGAATGGTCTGATCCCCGGCATTCACCAGCTCAATGGTGGTGCCGTCCTGTACAAAATTTTTCGCCATAATGCTGTCTCTCCGGACAGCCCCCGGGGGGCTGTTTTCAGGCATAAAAAAAGCCCTTTCGGGCAGTGATTGTGATAACGCGGTTATCAGGCCACCGACGAACGCACCAGTCCGCGCCAGTCAAGCGGTGCCACACCGGCATCAATACGGATTTTTGTGGCAATACCGTCAGTGGTGAAACCTTCCTGCTGGTCAATGTATGGCGTGTCCACCCCATCCAGCCAGGCCACTTCAATGGTGTCTGTGCCCTGTGCCGCCGCCAGATACCAGGTTTTCGGATCTGCCGCATCAAGACGCGCTTCTGCAATCACCTCAGCAAAGTTCTGGATGGGGTTAATGACACCGGCGTTTGCATCCGCCCCTTTCACACTGGCCGATTTGATGGTCTGGTTCGCCACCGTCTCCAGTGCCACAGGGACCAGCATGAAGGCCGGGCGGATATTCAGGGCGCGATCGCCTTCTTTCTGCAGGCGCATCATCTGACGGGCCGCATCCAGTCCGGAAACGGAGATCCCGCCGGTGGCAATATTTTTGTGATCGGCATGGAACAGCGCCTTACCGTCTGACAGTTTCGGGTTATCCGTCAGCACCTTGTAAACCAGGTCACCAATCGTTGCCTTCGCCGCACGCCCCATCTTCATCGGCACGTCCACCAGCATATTCAGATCATCATTGATAATGGCCTGGCGGGTGATGGAGAAAATCTCCCCGTAAGTGGCCAGTGCAATGGTCTCCTTGCGATCTGAGGTGGTGATGTATTTATACTCCGCCCCCTCACGAACCTGACGCAGAGAACCAAAACCGCCCATCCCCACGCGATACGCTGTTTTGAAGTCTGACAGGCGTCCCTTACGGGTCCACTTCTGGAAGGTTTCTTCTGATTCCTCCCAGCCCTGGATCAGCCCCTTGTTCGACACATCCAGCAGAATATTGCCAAAATCAGAGGTGCTGTGCGTCAGCGCCAGCCCGACCATCTGCATGGGGTTATAACTGGCCACCCCAATACCGCGCTCCGTCAGTGACATGCGAGCCCATTCGCGCAGGGTCATCCCGTTATAGGCGTTATCCTTCTCGACATTTTCAAATCCGGCACGGGCCAGCATCGCCTGGCGGATCCCGTCCCCCACAAAATTGCCGTTTCCGGCATAAATATGGGCCGGTGTGTTTTTGTTGGTCGGCGAGGACTCCTTGCCCATTTCATTCAGCAGACGTTCACGGGCCATTTCCAGCGAACAGTCAGGATCAGCCACGCACTGTGCCTGAAGCGTCTGATAGCGACCGCCGAACATGGCAAACAGATCGTTAATGCCTGACATGCGGGCTTTCTGTTCTGCCATAACCCGGGCACGAATGTTCGCTTCATCAGCCACTGCCGGTACCGGTGATGGTTCTGTTACCGCCGGTGCAGGGATTGTCACTGTGGTATCATGCGGGGCACAGTTGTGTGGCTGCGTGATCATATTTCGGATGGATTCCGGCATCTTTTTAAATTCCTCTGTACGTTTTGACTGAATACATGCCATTGCCTTAACGGCTGGCGTCACCTGGTCAGCAAATCCGTGTGCCAGACACTCGGCACCGGACATCCAGGTCTCATCCGCCAGCATGGCGGCAATTTCATCGGTAGTTTTTCCGGTTTTCTGCGCATATACCGGCACCATAACCGACTCAAGTTTGTCCAGACGTTCGGCATAAGTGCGCATTTTCTCCGCATCACCACCGCTGATCCCCCAGGGTTTATGGATCATCATGAAGGCATTTTCCGGCATAATGACCGTGTCACCGGCCATCGCAATCAGGGATGCCATCGAGGCGGCAACGCCATCCACATACACGGTAATGGCCGCACCGTGATTTTTCAGGGCATTAAAAATGGCGATGCCTTCAAAAACATCGCCACCCGGTGAGTTGATGTGGAGATTAATGTGGGTGATATCACCCAGGGCATTCATATCGCTGACAAACTGCTTCGCGGTGACGCCCCAGAAACCAATCTCGTCATAAATATAAATATCCGCCTCACCCTGACCACCCGCCTGCATCCTGAACCAGGATTTATTCTTCATGCTGGCTGTCGGTGGCCTGCTGACGCTGTTGTTCAGTTCCGGCACTGTTGCCTCCTTTGTCGTTGACGGGGTCAGTATCAAAGACCAGCCCCAGTCTGCTGTTTTCATCAATTTCAGCCTTGCGGCGACGTTTGACCTCATCCGGATTGCGCCCGCCGGCACGCACCCAGTCAGATTCTGTCGCTGCACCACCCCGGATCTGAATTCTCCAGGCTTCAGCTTCCTTAACCGGGTCGATCCACGGCATCACCGGACCGGAATACGTCGCGTTATATAGCGTTTTCATCTCCACATCCGCCGGAATTTTCAGCAGACCTGCCGCAACCACCATATTCAGCCATGTCCGGTACACCGGGCGGGTTACCGCGCCAATAAAACAGTCCTGCAGGATCAGGTAACCATCCGTGGACTCGACCAGCTCCTGCCGCTGGGCGCTGTAGGTGCCGTTATAGTTACGCGCCGCACTGGAAAAACTCAGACGACTGCCAGCTGCCACTGCACGCAACTGGCCGTTGCGGAAAGTTTCAAGGTTGGGATTGGGACGGTCGGATTTGACCATGCCGATATCCTCGCCCTTGCGCAAATCGTCATAAATAATACCCGGGGTGATATTGACTTCCCGCTCGGTTTCTTTGATCCCCGGATCTTCATAGTCCTGCCCGTCACCTTTACGGATATACAGTCCCAGTGCCGCAGCAATACGCGCCGCAGTCAGTTCCGCATCCTCATACTCCTTAAGGGCACTGATCCGCATCAGCACCCCTGATAACATGGATGAGCCTCGCGTCTGATGCAGACGACGAGTGAACTTCAGGTGGATCATTTTTCCGGCAGCGATTTCTTTCGTATCACTCTGCCGGCCGCTGACCGGATAATTTTTATAAACCAGATATTTTTTCGGTCTTCCCCACTCATCAAGAAAAACCCCCTGATTCAGTCCGGCGGATTCATCAGTGCGCATGGGAACAAAATCCGGCTCCATCGCCTCAAGCCAGAATGGCACTCCCGCCGTCCGTTCCAGACCGTTTCCCGCACCACTGACCATCTGCGCAAACACTTCACCATCCCGCAGCCAGGTCCGCAGCAGTAAACGTTCAAGCACGGGACGGGTATACTGCCCTGTCACATCCGGACTCACGGACCATTCAGCCCACAACCGGCGGATATCCGCAGCCAGCTCTGCCGCCATTTCCCCGTTTTTTCGTAATGGCTGAGGCTCCACAATAATTCCCCTGGCACCAATCACCCGCTCTTCCAGCTTGTCAAACACACCAATCACCAGGTCATGATTGATATCCAGAAAACGGGCCTGCTCGCGCAGGGAAACCGCACCGTATTTACTGAGCTGATCGGCAGAACGGTTTTCCCGCCTGGCTTTGTGTGTGCGGGTGGGTTTCACGGCCTCATAGGCCATAATTAATGCCCTTGAGCGTAACCGCGCCGCTTTCCAACCGGGGGAGAAAAAACCAATCACATCATCACTAATCGCCATCATAACCTCGCCAGTTTAAACCCCGGACTCCCCCGTCTGCGGTTCGCCATCGCCGTAAGTCTTCGCTCCCACTCCTGCCGACCGGCGCGGATCTGGGACAGACTTTCCAGCATCAGCTGCTGCCCGTTAAACGTGACGGATTTTCCTTCCAGTACCGCCATTTCCGCATCGCGGTACCGCTGTATCATGTTCCTGACATCCTCAATACTCACAACCAGCCTCCTGATGTTATCCACGGATTATCCTCTGCACGCTCTGTGCGCAGTTTTTCCTTCCGGTGACGGCGTTTTTCTTTCCTTTCCGGCAGCGCCCGTGATGTTGTCAGCCCTGAACGCTCCTCCGGACCGACAAGCCACGTTTCCCGTTGTGCCCAGTCAGGTGCAGACGACCAGCGGATTTTTTCGTAACCATGCAGAACGGCAAGCGCATCCGCATAAACCAGCAGGTCAAACGCTTCGTTAGCGCCCCTGCCCGGTTTTCGCCATTTTCCGTCACTGCCGCGCTCCTCATAGGTCAGCTCATCGAAAAACCAGCGCCCCAGCCAGTCGGGAAAGTGGATATAATTCGGTCCCGGCGTGTCACGCCACAGGGCATTATTTACACGGTCCTTAAACGCATCGGTCTGCACCAGCCACAGGGCAACATCACCGCTGGCCCTGGCACGGCGGGCACTTCTGCCGGTGTTATCCGGGAAGGTACGGTTAATCAGTCTGTCGCGACGCAGGCCATCGCCCTTGAACAGAAACACCCGGTTACCCAGCCCTTCGCGGCGACACTGCCGCCAGAAACGATAGGCGTTATCCGTCACCCCGGCTTCACCGCCCGTATCCACGGCCATGGCCATAAGACGCATATGCACATCCGGATCAGACGCCAGCGGCCAGGTTTTATGGAACACATCCGTCAGCAATAAGTCCCAGTCTTCCGGATACGCTGCCGGATCGACAGGCAGACTTTCACCGCCGGGACCACAGCGAAGTGAATGCCGGAGGTTGTAGCGATCAACAATCCAGCGTTCTCCCTGCTCTCCGTATCCGGTGATCTGCACCACAAACCGGCGGTTTTTACCGCCCTGTACGTCAACCGTTGCCTCAATGAAGCGCACGCCATCCGGCACACACCGACGGGGAACCGGCTCCGCACGCTGTTCAAGCAGCTCACTTTTACGCTGTTCTGTCGCTGAACGGGGCAGATAGGGCCGTCCGATATCGGTGTTCACCACCGCTTTCAGCGTTTCTTCACTGCCGGTTCGCTCATACTCTTCCTCTGCCGCCAGCAGCTTAAAAATCAGTTGTTCCCAGGTCTGAAACGCGGCAGCCGGACCCTCCATCCAGAACGACGCAATCCTGGAATTTCGTGGCGTTCCGGTGATACTGCCGTCCGCCGCCGCCCGTTCACCTTCACGAAGCCAGATCCCCTGGTTATTCAGTTCGCGTTTCTGCTCCGGGGCAATCAGTCCGCGACAGTGCGGACACATCAGACGGGCAGCCTGACCGGCAGCCACAAAATCCGGGTTATTCCGGTATCCGGTCATGTTATCCATCACCGGCTGAAAATATTCCCCGCAGTGCGGACACGGCCAGTACCACCGGCGGCGGTCTCCCCGGTTATACAGTGACAGGATCCCCGTTGTTGGTGGTGCCTCATGTGCGCCGCCACAGCGCCATTTGGTGTCAGTGATATCCCGCCCCGGTGAACTCTCGACCAGGGTCATCCCGGAGGACATAAAAGTGGTGGTACGCTTTGAGGCCAGGGTGAAGGCATCCCCTTCCCCGTCCACGTTTTCAGGGAAACGGTCATAATCCGTCAGCGCCACACGACGGTAATCCGAAGAAGAAAATACGGTGATCGACGGCCAGCCAATTTTCAGGAAGGAGCCATCAAGAAACATTTTATCGTGGACGTTGTTGTCATTACGGGAAGGACTGAGGCGCTTACTGACCTCCGGGCTGTGGCGAAACGTCCTGGAAAGACGCGTTCTGGAATGCTCACGCGCCTTCGTCTCGGTCATCTGCACCACCAGCATATCAGCCGGATCACAGATGATGCCGTACACAATCCAGCCATCAATCAGCCCTTCGGTTTTCCCGGTTCGCGCCGGTCCCACAAACACCACCGCGTCATATTCACGGGCTGATAATGTATTAATGGGGTCAATCATATAGGGCGTCAGCGATGACTCCCACGGACCGGAAGTATTGGCTCCCCGTGGTACCCGCATATAACGCCTGATAGCTTCCGCTACTGGTAACCGGCCAGGTGGGCGAAACAGCGAGGCCACTTCGCGCCAGATATCGGATGCGCGGCTATGGCTCTCGTTCACCTGATTCACATATCGGCCTCATCACAACAGTCAATGACTGCCTTTTCCAGTGTGTCGCGGATCTCATCAACCACAATCTGTACTTCATTCAGTTGTGATGCGGTCCACCCCCTGTCCCTCTCCAGCCGGTCAGGCCAGGTTTCCAGTACCTGAACTATCGCTTTCACCACGACAGAAAACGACCGCCTGACATCACTGACTGGCACAAGCTGACTGGTTTCCTGCTCAAATTTCAGTCGGTCACGTTCTGACTGGTACCATGCTTTACGCGCATGAGGATCCATTTCCTCGTTATCTACAGGCAGAGGAGCTTTCATCAGCTCGGCAAGGATATCTGTCAGTCGGTACAGTTTGAGATTGCTCTCATGACCACCGGCTGGGCTTATGTTTTTTACCCGAGCCGCAACAGTCTGTCGATGAGCACCGGATAATGCGGCCAGTTGGGAAATATTCAGATGCAGATTTTTTAATTCACGATCCATAACTCCCCCTGAAAATTATGTAAATACACGCCAGTGATGAACAAAAAACAACCAGATTCGACACTAAAAATTTTTATTTTGCCATATATCAATAACTTACACTGGTGGTGATGGTGCCATAAAAATCAAAAAATGCGCCTTTTTCCGCGCCGACCCGCCTCGTGGACAGGCCTACCCTACCAGGAGGACCCGCAAAATGATGATGGCTATCAGTTGCATTTGGTTCCGGTTTCTTCCACCATCGCACCGGACAGGCGACCATGAGGGGACAACGCCGCGCTCCGTTAACGCGGTAAACCCCGGTGTGTATCGTTTTTGATTATCCCCACACACTCGCGCAGAGGAGTCTCCCTGTCGGGCTGCGGTCTCTGTTAATGCGGGAATACGGCGACGATACGGCGCATCAGCAAAACTTATTTCAGGCACTGAGTGCGGATATATTCCTGCGCCCCTTCCAGCTGCTTCTGCATTGTCATCAACCGTTCTCTGAGGATGAAATAATCCCATTCAGCGGTGTCTGCCAGTCGGGGGCCGGTTGCATTATCCACGCCGGAGGTGGTGGGGGCTTCACGCACGGTACCGGAGCAGGTGGCGTTGATCCGCAGGCGCTTACGACCAGCGGTAACATCAGCACGCAGAGTTTCATTTTCAGCTCTCGCATCGGCTAATTCCCTCGAGTATTTTGCATCGAGCGCAGCAACATCGCGCTGGCGCTGCTGCATATCAGTAATAGTGGCATTCGCCAGTTTCAGCTCACTGACTTTTTTATCGCGCTGCGCTTTGTAGGTGATGGCGTTATCGCGGTAATGATTCAGCCCCAGACTAAGCACACCACAGGCTACCAGCAGGACAATAATCACCACACACAGAACACGGTTCATATCACCACCAACGGATTGCCCAGACCAGAACAGCAATGGCCACAATACGAATGGCAAATGCCATTGCCCGAATAAGTTCAGCACTCATCTTTTTAAAGTTCACGATTTCAGCGCAATGACCAGTTTTGCCAGCCCATACAGCATCGGAGACACAGCAATACCAACAGCCACCCACTTAATAGCAAAAGCCAGCGCTCTGCTGATGTCATCAGTCACTGTCACCCCAGCAGCCACGACGAAGACAACATCACCCAGGCGAGGGACAGAAAAAGAGCAACCAGCATTAGTGAAAATGAAATACCGACAATCACACACAGGACCTTTGCCGGCGTTATGAGTTTGTCTGACATAGCTACCCCTTAATTGCCACAATTAACTGGGATACTACCCATAAAAAAGGGATGCTCCAGACCAGCAAAAATTTCCAGTTTGGTAATTGACTAATCATGAGTCGCAACTCCCTAATCAGTTTGCTAAAATCAATCAAGGCAGCCTCCCATAGCTTACTGCCATAAAA